ATATTATGTTTGTATTTGTGATATAGTATACCAAAATTCTGTGCTGTCAACAGCAGTGACTTGTATAAGGTTTTTAGTACCAGCAGTATCAACATAGTCTCCTCCTAAGTGGTTAAAGGTCCCTGCATTTCCGCCAACATTAAATGCTATTGTATTACTTTGCCCCTCGCCTGTTATTACAATCAGTTTTGTTATACCGGTGATAACACTTTGCATATTAAGCGTAATATTTTGTGTCGCGGTAAAATTAAATATCTGGCTTGTTGCCCAATCTATATTTACCGTTCCTGATGATTGCGTTAATGATGTCGCTCCAGTAAATTCGTCACCAAGTTGTCCTCCTCTGTATTTAGTTTGTGCCATAATTAACTAGGTTTTGATATAGTATAGAAAAATTCACCGTTGCCAGTATCATTAGTGCATACTATTTGTATAAAGTTTTTAACATTGGAAGTGTCATCGTACGCACCACCTAATAAAATAGCTTCAGTTGGAAACGTTAATGTTTTAGATGCTCCTGTACCATTAATTCTTAAAATTTTTACCATACCAATAGAAAAATCACTAAAAGTAAAAGTGGTATTTTGATTCGGTACTAAAGTAAATACCTGCGCAGAATTAAAATCTAAGTCTACAGTTGCTCCGGCTGTCAAAGAATGAGCTGTCTGGAATTCATCCGATATTACGCTTGAAGTTATTCTTGTTGTTGCCATATTTTAAAATTTAATCCAAATCTTTAAGTTTTTTTCGGGAGTAGCGCCCTGGTATATCATTTGGCCATGGTGGAATGTTCTGTCTTCCGTTGTGAACATATCGTATATATTTCCCGTGTGATAGCCATATAATGCACTGCCATTATGGTGATAGCTTGCAGAATTAGATAAGCTTGTTACAGTACTTGGAGGCGTAGCAGATGATCCAGTTGATAGATATAAATGAATTTCTGCCCCAGTCCCGGAAGGGAATGCGAATGCTCCAGGATAATGACTCCCACCTGTTCCAGGAGCATTTCCGCTCCAATCTGTTCTCAATGTTGTTGCTGCATTATGAACTGAAAAACGCGATTGGTAGCCCCAAGCGGAATTAGTGTTCCCACTTATATTGGTAAAGCACATGTATCTACACTTAAAATATGTATTAGCATATCCTACCCCGCACCCTCCGTGGCTAGATGGACCATACCCTCCATTAGATGTTGCGTGCGTCTTGTATAAACCATCTGAACTAACCCCTGCGTCAGACAAGCATTCCTGCCCAGTGTAAGGCTGACCTAAAGCGGCTGCATCTAGCCTAGCCCAACCTCCGGTGGATTGCCCAGCGGCAGAGCCGTTTACGGAAAAATAGTATTCCCTAGTGCGAGTTCCGTCATTTAAATAATACCTACCATCAGACAGCCCAGAGTTAGCAACCTCATCATGCGAAGTAAATGGACTATTCGCACTACCATCTGGCCCAGTAGAGGTTAATTGTGTTGTTGATAGTAATTGTGTAACGCCTATCATGACCAGGGAAAATTAGAATCAATTGAGTCTTGTGATAACTCAATTAATTTTTTATCTAATTGTTTTGGCACCATTAATAATATAGGGTCGTTAGCAGCCCAATCTATAATGTTTTGTTCTATTAAATCTGCATACTCTATAAACTCTATTGATGGTTCACCAATAATATCCCCAAATATAATTTCTATTTGATCGTTTACTTGATTTGTTCCATCTGAAGCAATAACGTTTATTATAGCGCTTTTTACTACACTTGGATAAACCTCATCTGTCTTTTTTAAAGACGCAACACTGTATGTGTATGTATTTGCCATTATGATAATGCTTGTATTGTTAATAAAGGTCTATTCCATAAAAAATTTCCCGTAGCGCCACCGCCATCTCGCCAAATATTACCATTAAGCTCAATAGCGTAGGTACCGCTATACCTTCTTGCTTTTACCATTATTTCTTTTGCACCAGTCCAGCCCGCGAATTTACCTGATGATACGTCCGTCGTGGTTGCTGTTAAATCAAACACGTAGTTTATTATCATCATCTGGTTGGCGTATCCATAGGTACTATAATACTGATGAGCATAGGTTTTCATTGCTTCAGTCACATCGCTGCCGTCTACGTATATTCTATAATGTGATATACCGTAATAGCTGTTCGGCACAGGGTCTATATGCACGTTGTACTGGTACTTTATGTATTTAGTTCCAGAAGGTGGTGTGTAGTTTATTTTACTGCCATTTACTTCTGTGTATGTGTCAGTTAAGGTCTGTGTTCCAGTTACATTCTGTAAAGTGTATGTTCCAGAATTAACCGTTACGTCTCTACCGTCAGGAACGCATTGTATTTCCTCTAATACATTGTTGCCAGACGATACTGAAAATGAGTCTGTAAGGTTTGCCATTATGAATATGCTATTAGAGTTAATATAGGTTTTACATGGATTTCGTTTCCTGAAGAAGATGTGCCGTCTTCGTATTTATTGTTATGGAGGTTTACGTCATAGGATGATGAATATTCTCTATGTTGCACTTTTATTGTTTTTCCAGAAGTCCATCCTGACACTTGCCCTAAGCCTAGGTTAGAAGTGCTTTTAGTTAAATCAAATACAAAATCAATAAACCCCGGGAAGTTGCCTTCTTCGTAGCCTTGATTAGAATAGTTAGTAGCCATTCCTGTACTAGCTCTAGTTACCGCTGTACCGTCTATGAGCAGCCTTAGCCCTAGTATACCGCTGTTTTCATAAGCTCTGTATTGAAAGTCATATCTATAGTGAAGCCATTTAGTTCCGGCGGGCGGTGTGTACGTAATAGAACTCCCACTTGTATCTACAAAACTAGTACTCGCCCCTTGCAATGCAGTAACCGTTCCCATTGTATAGGTACCAGACAAAGTTGTTACTGTTCTTCCATCTGCTGGGGCGGAAAACATCTCTAGTATGTTGTTGCTAGACGCTGTTGAAAATGTATCTGTAAAGTTTGCCATTAACTATAAGCTTTTACCGTTAGTGTAGGTTGAGTATACTGGCTAGTCCCCATCGTTGCATAATAAACATTATGGTGAACCGCCGCTTGATAAGTTGATGTATATTCTCTTGCTTGAACTTTTATTGTTTTAGCTGAGGTCCAGCTTGCAAATTTACCATTTACCGCGTCATCCGAGCTAGCAGTCAGATCAAAATTATAAAAAATACTTTCTGGATGATGACCGTGATGGTGGCCGTGGTTTCCTGAGTAATTAGAAGATATACATTTATATGCTGGAATAACTTCCACATTATCAATCATTAATTTAAAATGAGAAATACCACTAGAACCAGTCGCATCCCATAAAAAATCAAATCTGTATAACACGTGATTTGCATTTGAAGGTGGGGTGTATGCTATAGAACTTCCTGTTACATCAACATACCCAGTACTTAAATTTTGATAAGTTGTTACGTTACCCAACGTATACGTTCCTGAGCTGACTTCAATAGATCTGCCATCGCAAGTTCCGCTTACAACTTCTAAAATATTACTGCCCGCTGCTGCAGGGAAACTGTCTGTTAAATTCCCCATATTATTGTCCTATTATTACCCAACCATTAGCTGCATCAGTGTATATTAATTCAAAACTAGCTGAAGCTGTATCTAAAGTTAAATCTGCAGCAGCACCTAATATTCTACTTCCATTTCGTAAAATTTGGCATGTGTCTACTGCTGATCTATTTGATATTTTTATACTTTCTCCAGTTGAAGGACTTGAAGGTAATGTTAAATTTAAATTAGCTGTAAGCACATAGACTGACCCAGCAGATGCTGTAGTGTTACTATTTATAACATTCACGTTGTATCGTGCATTGTTAGCGTCGTTAACAGGAGTGCCGATAAGCCCTCCATTACCGATTGAAACAACTTCTATTGTGTCGCTGTTACCTGGTGCTGTTCCGAATACAATTGCACCACTAGTTAAACTATACGTAGATTTCTGCTGGTATACACCAGAAAGAAAAACCATGGTAAACGCTTTGTTTGTTGGCGTTC